GGCAAAGCCGGTGGTGGTAACAAGGACGTCAGCGGTTCGAATCGACCTCCCTGAGCTGAATCCTTGCGAGCGGATCAACGCTGATGAGGTTGACCTTCGTTCGAACGGTGATGTGTGGGAGTTGAAGGATCAGGCCATCAAGCTGCTCGACACCTGCGCCGATCAGGTGGACGCGCAGATCCTGCGCCGCCAGAGCAAGTAGTCGAGCCCACTGGGCTTCATGCCCCATCGTGGGGCACACCAACCCCCTGTTTTTTGGGTCCTCCCCGAGGGGGGCCCCCTACACGGGTACGTGGACTCGCGGTTCTTGTGCAGCTGAGTTTTTTGCAGGGATGTCCGTCTTTTTAAAGGGTTGTGTATGGGCAGGAAAGTCAGCAAGGCCGACTTGAGTGAGATCGTTGGCCGGGACGAACGCACCCTGACCCGGTGGCAACACGACGGCATGCCGGTGGTTGAGTTTGGCCTGGGTCGTGGCAACGAAAACCAGTACGACACCGAAGCGGTGGTCCAGTGGCTGATGCAGCAGGCCTCGCTCAACGGCAAGAAAGAATCGTCCCGTGACAGGCTTGATCGGGTTCGGGCCAACCGTGAAGAGCTGGCGCTGGCCAAGGAACTTGGGGAGGTGGTGATCGCCTCCGACATGATCCAGCGCTTCGAGGCCATGATCATGTCGGCCAAGGTCGAACTGCTTAATACATTTCCAGATGTGCTCGCCGCTGAGCTGTCAGCCCGGTATGGCATTGAGGTGGACGACCTACTGATTCGCGAGCCCATCGAGGCCATCCTGAGAAGGCTTTCGGACTATGACAATGATGCTGACTCAACTGGAGATTCTGACGAATCGCCATACCCGGAGGGCCTTGAGGAAGACGGCGAGTGAGTCCCTGCACAAGGCCTGTTTGAAGTGGGCTCCACCGCCGCGCATGAGCATCATCGAATGGGCAGACAAGTATCGCTGGCTGTCCGCCGAAGAGGCGGCCCGGCCGGGTAAATACCGGTTCGATGTGACCCCGCATCTGGTCTGGCCAGGCGGCCCGCTTGAGGCACTGGACGATCCAAACGTTACAGAAATTGTAGGGCGCAAGTCTGCGCAGGTGGCCTGGACGTCGGGCGTGTTGGGTAACGCTCTGGGCAAGTGGATCGACATCGACCCGTCTCCGATCCTGGTGTTGTTTCCCAAGGCTGAAGCGGCCAAGCAGTATGTGGGCGAAAAGCTTGAGCCCATGATTGAGGCAACGCCCCGGCTTCGCAAGAAGGTCGATCTACGCAGTCGCAAGCTGCAGCAGCGCCAGGACTTCAAGCGATTTCCGGGCGGCTTTCTGAAAATGGTGGGCTCCAACAGTCCGGCGAGTGTGAAGTCCACGCCGGTGCCGAGAGTCGCTGTCGAGGAGCCTGATGACTGCAACCTCAACCTGCGAGGGCAGGGGGACAGCATCAAGCTGGCCAAGGAACGACTGAAGACGTTTCGCCGCTCGAAAATCATCATCGGCGGTACCCCGACCATCAAGGGGTTGTCGGCCATTGATGCGGAGCTGGAAATCTCCGACAAGCGCGAAGGGCTCGTGGCTTGCCACGAATGCGGTCAGTCGCACGCGTTGAGTTTCGACAATCTGTTCTGCGCGGACGATCCCGACTATCACCACGAGGTGTACGGCAAGAAGCGGCCAGAACATGCGTATTACGCCTGCCCGCATTGCGGTTGTTCGTGGGATGACAACCAGAAAAACGCGAACCTCAAACACGGCCGTTGGGTCGCGACGGCCGAGTTTAGAGGCATTGCCGGTTACATTCTCAACGAGCTGTACGCCACCTTCTGGGGATCGCGCTTCCAGGCACTGATGGAGAAGAAGCTTCAGGCCGAGCACGCCGCGTCCCACGGCAACATTGGGCCGATGATTGCCTTCGTCAACAGCTCCAAGGGGGAGAGTTACGAATACAAAAGCGACGCACCCAAAACGGATGAACTGGAAAAGCGGGCTGAGCCTTATGCTGAACTGACGGCACCCAACGGGGTGCTGCTGATAACGGTGGGCGTCGACGTTCAGGGGGACCGGCTGGCGCTGGTCATCATCGGCTGGGGCCGGGGTGAAGAATCGTGGCGACTGTACTGGGGTGAGCTGTACGGTAATCCCATCGATCCGCATGACGCCGTTTGGCAGGAGCTGGATCGGCTGATTGCCAAGCCGGTGGCGACAGAGGGCGGCGCGCAGCTGGTCATTTCCTCCGTGAGTATCGACAGCTCGGACGGCAACACCAGCGACGCGGTCTACGGCTACGTCCGGGACCGGCAGCGCTACAACATCATGGCGATCAAAGGTGCATCGATTGACAGCCGTGATAAGGAAATCTTTACCCGGCCGTCCCCGTCGGTTGACTCCTCCCAAGACAACACCAAAGCGTCGAAATATGGCTTGCGCGTTTACATCGTCGGAACCCACAAGGCCAAGACGCTGATCGACGGGCGTCTTCGACTCACCGGCGCAGGGCCGGGGCGGATGCACTGGTACAGCGAGATCCGCTCGGACTACTACGAGCAACTCACCAATGAAGTGCTGGCCCCGCACGCGCGCAACCCCAGCAAGATGGTGTGGCAGAAGAAGGCGGGCCGCCGTAACGAAGCGCTGGACTGCGAAGTGTATGCACTGCATGCGGCCAGAAGCTTGAAGACCCATCTGTTACGCGAACATGAGTGGGATCAGCTGGAGCAACAATTGCTGCAACCCACTCTTTTCAACACCGAGCAGGCCGTCACTCCTGTGCCACGTAAAGCGAATGCTCGCGGTCGTGGCACGCGCAGCCGTGCAGGCTATTAGAGGTTCAATCATGACTGACGCACAAATGCGCCTGGAGCAAGTACGGGCGGCGATCTCTGACGTCCTCAAAAAGGGTCAGCGGCTGAAGCGAGCGGATCGCGAGATCTATCGGGCCGAGCTCGACAGTCTGCGTTTGCTGGAACAGCAATACGCCAAAGAGGTCGCGCTGGAACAAGCATCGCTGCAGGGCAGGGGGCGTAATCGCATCTCCTACATGGTGATCTGATTATGGGTTTTTTCCGCAAAGACCCTGCCGAGTTGTTGATGCGAGAGGCACTCAAGCTCGCCAAATCTGTGTCTGAAGGGTCGCCTGCCAAAGCGCAGGGTGGCGGTGGCGGGGTTGAAACCCGCTGGCGCGGTGCATCCCGTGTGCTGCGCAGCATGGCAGGCTGGATTCCGGGATTGGGCAGTGCCAGGCGCGACCTGCACCACAGCGAGCGTCGCATGCTGGTAGCCCGGTCGCGTGATGCCATGCGCAACCATCTGATCGCTCGGGCGGCTATCACCCGCCTGCGCACCAATGTGGTCGGCACCGGCCTGGTCTGCCGTGCCCAGATCGATCATGTCGCGGTGGGCATCGACGAGCAGCAGGCCGAGCAACTCAATGCCCAATTGGACAGGATCTGGTCGCTGTACGCCGATGACCCCCGCGAGTGTGATGCCGAAGCCACGCTCAACCACTACCAACTGCAGGCGCTGGTGCTCATATCGGCCATGGTTTGCGGCGATGTCCTGATCGCCAGTCCTGACGATGAACGTCCCGGCTGCATTTTCAGCACCCGATTGCAGTTGATCGAATCGGATCGTGTCTGCAATCCGGACGGGGGCATGGACCGCGCAAACATGGTTGAAGGGGTGGAGTTTGACCGCTTGGGAGCACCTTTGGCGTATCACGTCTGCAACGGTTATCCCAATGAGTATTTGGCAGGGCAGAGCCTGGCATGGGAGCGCCTGCCTGCTTTCGGCGATACGACCGGCAGACGTCGGGTCATGCATGTCATGTCGGACAAGGAAAGGCCAGGCCAGAAGCGAGGCGCTCCTTATCTGGCTCCGGTGCTGGAGCCGTTGCAGAAGCTGGAGCGCTACAGCAGTGCTGAGTTGATGGCAGCGGTTATCTCGGCGATGTTCACCGTGTTCATCAAAAAGAACAACGACTTCAACGTCTCCAACTTGCCCATGTCCGCCATGGGCAACGAGGGCGCGGGCGGGGATACCACCGATGATGGTGAGCTGGCGTTGGGAGAGGGTGCCATTGTCGACTTGGGAATGGGCGAGGAGCCGGTAGTTGCCAATCCGGCTCGACCCAATGCCCAGTTCGACCCCTTCTTCACGGCGGTCGTGAAAGAGATCGGCGCGGCGCTCGAGCAACCGATGGAGGAGTTGCTACTGCATTACAGCAGCAGTTACAGCGCGGCTCGCGCTGCAATGCTCCAAGCGTGGCGGTTCTACAGCGTTCGGCGCTGGTGGCTGGCTTGTGACTTCTGTCAGCCCAGCCGCGAGTTGATCATTGATGAGGCCGTGGCGAGGGGACTGATTCACCTGCCGGGTTATTCAGATCCTGCGAAGCGTAAAGCCTACTGTCAGGGGATCTGGATCGGCCCGGCGCGGGGCGCTATTGATGAGCTCAAAGAAGCCAACGCAGCCGGTAAGCGGATCGAAATCGGGGTCAGCAACGAAACCCTCGAAACGGCCGCAATGACGGGCGAGCCTTGGCAGCAGGTCTATCGCCAGCGCGTCCGCGAGGTCGAGCAGCGACGCTCAGACAACCTGCACATGTTGCCCAAAGGCGGCGTCATCGCTGACCCACCCACACCACCCAACGAGGAATAACCATGCCCCGCGCATTGGAGCTGGCTGCATCGCAGCCTTGGCTGATGCTGCCTGACGCCCTGGATAACTTGCTGACCATTGCTGATCGCATGGGCGATCCGGGGGCGTTGGAGAGCAAAACCGGTATTCGGCTGGAGAACAGCCGCACGGTCAGCGTTCGCAACGGCGTCGCCATCATCCCGGTGGTCGGTCCGGTTTTTCGCTACGCCAATCTGTTTACCGAGATCAGTGGCGCGACCAGCACTCAGGTGCTGGCCACCGACCTGCAGTCGGCGCTGGATGACCCGAACATCAAGTCCATCATCCTCAATATCGACAGCCCTGGCGGGGTGGCGGCGGGCATCAACGAGCTGGCTGACCAGATCCATGCGGGACGCGCGCGCAAAAGCATTGTGGCCTACGTCGGTGGAACGGGTGCCAGCGCTGCTTACTGGCTGGCTTCTGCGGCCAGCGAGATTGTCATCGATGAGACGGCGTTGCTCGGCAGCATCGGCGTAGTGGTGGAAGCCGTAGTCGAGGGCGAGGCCAGCAGCGGCCGCAAGCGTTACCAGATCGTCAGCCGCAACGCCCCCAACAAGCGGTTGGACATGGCCACCGAAGAGGGGCGCGCCAAGGTCGGTGAAACTGTGGACGCAATGGGCGAGGTGTTTGTGGCCAAGGTCGCCCGAAACCTTGGCGTGGCATCCGACGCTGTTCCTGCAATGGGAGATTTTGGCGGCTTGCGGGTAGGTGCAGCAGCCGTTGAATCGGGTCTTGCTCACCGCCTGGGCTCGCTGGAAGGACTAATTACCGAACTGGCCAAACCGGCCGCGACACAACCGAGGACATTCACTATGACCACCGTCAACTCCACCGCTCAGCTGCGCGAAGCACTGGCCGCTGGTACCGACCCAAACACCATCGAAATTGCTCAGGCCAGCCAGTCCGAACTGGAGACTGCACGTACGAAAGCCAGCACGCAGGCGGTCACCGCTGAGCGTGAGCGCATCAAGGGTATCAACGGTCTGGCCAGTAAGGGGTTCGAGACCGAAATCACGGCGGCCATTGATTCTGGGGCCTCGGTCGAGGCAACCGCCTTGCAGTTATTCAAGGCTGCCCAGGACCGTGGCATTTCGTTGAGCGCCATCAAAGCCGACAGCACCCGTGCGTCGACCTCTACACCTTCCGATGGCAACGCTCAGGGTGAGCGAAAAGCCGTAGTCGGAGCCATTGTCGCGGGCGCTTCGCGTCGCTGATCAGGAGAACATCATGAGTAATCCAACCCGTCAGACCTATGTCCCCAGTCATCTCTCTGCAGGCGCGTTCCCCGTGGTGATTGAGACCGGAATCATTGCGGCAGGCCAAAAGCTCAAGCGAGGTGCGGTCCTCGGTCAGGTGGACGCCTCGAGCGAGTACGTGCTCTGCGCCGTCGCTGCCGACAACGGCTCTCAGGCACCCAAGGCTGTGCTTGATCAAGACGTGGATACCACCGGCGGTGCTTTTCCAGCGTCGCTTCTTCTCACCGGCGAGGTGCTGGGCTCTGAGCTCATGTTGGGCGAAGGCCTGTCACTTGCCAAAGCAAAAGCAGCCCTGCGGCCGCTGTGCCTGTTCATTCGTTAACCGGAGCTTCTGATGGATATTTTTGACACCCGTACCATGCTTGAAGCCGTCGAGCAGATGCCCACGGCGCGACGTTTTCTGCTGAACACGTTCTTCAATGGCGGCAGCCCCGTGACGTTCCCCACCAAGACGGTGGACATTGATATCGTCAAAGGCCAGCGCAAAATGGCACCGTTTGTTCATCCGCGCCTGCCCGGCAGCATTTCGCTGCGTGACGGTTACCGCACTGACTCCTACGCGCCGCCGTACATCCAGCCCAAGCGTGAAACCACCGCGGAGTTGGTTCTCAAGCGCTCGGCAGGGGACAACCCTTTCTCCAGCCGGTCGCCGTTGGAGCGGGCAGGCCAGATGCTGGGCAAGGATCTGCGCGATCTGGATGACGAGATCATTCGTCGCGAGGAGTGGATGTGTGCCCAGGCACTGACCACCGGCAAGGTCCGCGTGCTGGGCGACGGCGTTGATGACACCATCGATTTTCTCATGGCGAACGATCACAAGATCACGCTGGGCACCGGCCAGTGGGGCAGCGACGACTCGGACCCGATTGGCAACCTGCGCGCTTGGAAACGCAAGATCGCCAAAGACTCCGGCCGCACTGCCAATACTGCTGCGCTGAGTGGTGAGGCGCTTGATGCGTTCCAGTCCAATCTCACGGTCATCAAGCAACTGAACACTCGCCGTGTGGACATGGGCCTCATCAAGCCGGAAGAGCTGCCGGACGGCGTCACCTATCTGGGCTACCTGAACGATCCGGGCGTCGACCTTTACGGTTATGACGAGTGGTATCTGGATGACGAGGGTGATGAGCAGCCCATGATTCCAGCGGGCGGCCTGATTCTGGGCGCGACTTCCACGCGTAACGCCATGCTTTACGGTGCGATTCAGGATCTGGAAGCCATCGAGAGCGGGCTGGTCGAAGCGGCACGCTTCCCCAAGAGCTGGACGACCCAGGAGCCGAGCGCTCGCTGGTTGAAGCTGCAGAGCGCGGCGCTCGCTGGTTTGCTGGAGCCGGACGCATTCATCTACGCCAAGGTGGTGTGAGATGGCCAAAAAACCCGGCTATATCGTGGTAGACGGCTGCATTCAGGAGGGGCGCAACATCATCCTCAGAGGCAGCCCATACACCCCGGCCAGCAAAGAGATGGAGGATGCGCTGGTGGCAGAGGGGCGTATTGCAATCAGCACGGCCCCTCGGGCGCAAGAGGCTATCCAGTCTAAGGCAGCGAGCCCTGGCGATACTGATGACGCCACCGACGGTGACTGACCATGAGCTTTCGAGAACTGGCTGAGGACATGGACGCCCAGGTCCTTGAATCTCTGGGCGATATCGCAACCGTCGACGGACGCGATATCGCAGGGTTTCTTTCAATCCCGTGGTTGCAACCCAAGCTCGGACGCATCAACACCGGCATCAGGGAGCCGCACTTCGCGATACGTGTTCACGACGCTACTGGGGTTGCGATTGGTCAGATTGTCTCCATCGACCTGCCTGAGCAGGACGGTGGCGGTCGGTATGACCTGGTCGGACTGGAACCTGACGGTACGGGCTGGGTATCTCTTATCCTGAGGCTTAAGCGATGAGCATAGGCAGCTTCTACAAACAGTCGGCCAAGGACGGCATG